ACACCTGTGTACCTCTGGCATAGGCTTGCACAGAAATCTCAGGCTCTTTGATAATTTTCACTGTATCACCTTGGGCAGAAATCTCCCCAAAATAATCAGAGTTAGTTATGTCTCCTACTACAGTACTTTTGCGAAAAGCAAGCTGTACCTTTTTGGAGTATATGACACTGGAAAAGTTACCATTTGGTAAATTCCCATAGCCACTTGCGGTTTGAAAAGCCATGATTAAATCCTTCCATGATATTTGGCTTGTTGAAGCTAAACACCTTGAAAGAGGCTGAACGTTCTAGGGTAACACTAAGTGGGCCTATACTTGTGCAGGTAAGTCTTCTTTGTGGTTTATGCTTTTAGAAAAGTATCTACAAAGGTAGTCTGTTAAGAGGCTTTGTTTAAGATACACGTAGTTATATTGAACACTTCTTAAGTGTCAACAGTTTATCTGGCTGCGCCAGAAACATCGTAGACGAACTTACCATTACGCATTGCTTCGTTAATTTCGTCTTGTCGATCCTCAAACTCTTTGTCTGACATTTTAGCTACATCGGATTCTTTTATTTGAGATGATAAACCCTCTGCATCTATTGTAGTACGAGTTCCTTTTGAAACAGATGAGGCTGCAGCTTTCTTTGATTGTTTCTTAGCTGCGATATTCATACCGTTATCAATCTTATATAAGTCTATTACACGAATAACTGAGTCAGGATCGTCCATGTTTTCGTATAGAGCATCCTTAACCCACTTTGGTTGAGCCTCTGCCCAATTGTGAAACTTATCTGACTGTCTTAGTTCATCAAAGTCATCGTGTGTTTTACGTATAATATTTTCAGCTTTAAGTTTATTTGTTTCTTTGTAGGCTTCATCTAACTCAACCAATCGTTTCTTAGATTCACCAAATAAACTATCTGCTTCTTTTTGGATAAGAGATCTAATAGCTCCTGCAGATTCAGGATTCTTTTCCATCCAAGTAATTAATTCATCTTCAGAAGTAGGAACAGCAGCTTCTTGTATTCTAGTTTCAGTAGCTAAGTTCTCTAGTTTCTTTGTCCATTCCTTTTCTTTTTCTTGCATATGTCTACGCAAGTCACCATAACGTTTCTTAAAAGACTTCTCTTCAGCAGTTAACTCTGAATCATCTTCTTGTGCTTTGGTTTCCTCTGTGGCTTCTTCTTGTTTGGGATCGTCTGTTGCTTGAACTTCGGTGTCCTCAGTATTCTCGCCACTGGGTTGATCTTCAACAACTTCTTCACCTCGAGCCTCTGCTTCTAGCTTGGCAATCTCTGCCTCTTCTTGCTTCATTCTTTCTTGTTTTTTAGCATGGTTGAATCCACGATCTACAAACCCTGCTGTTTTTGGTTTTTCCATAGTACTTAGTTCAGGCATATCTTTTCCTTTTCTGTTGGGGTCAGCCGTAGCTGAGTAGCCTTATTATTTATTTTTGCCTTTGGACATTAGTCCACCTTCTTTAATTCCAATGCCTCCTTTAAAACCTAACTTACCTCCTGTTTTATCAAAAGGTGCAGCAGAAGCTTTCTGTTTAGCCTCTTGTCTTTCTCTTAGTGCAGACTTGTATCCTTTATCCCCTAGTTTCTTTCCAGAAGAGTCTGTACGATTTTTTATAGTAGGAAAGTTAGACCTATCTATTTTTGTTTTCTTTCTCTCTTTCTTTACAGGTTTAGGATCGTCTGATTTCTGTGAGGGTGGTGGGGTTGTAGACGCAGGTACTGAAGCTCCTTCAGCCTCAAAGTACTTTTCTGCAGTCTTCGTACCATCCATACCAAACATTTTACCTAGCATCCTGCCCATAGGACCTAGGTCTTCCTCTTTAGCATCTGCTAGTTTATCTAGCTCTAAAGCTACGGCTGAATCTTCTCCGTACTTTCTACGAGATATGATAGCACCTGCTCTGAGGTTTGCTATGGCTGTCGTAGCCATTGCCCCACCAACTAATCCTTTTGTAAGAAGGGTATCTGACTGTTCTTTACCCCACTCAAGTATTGCATCTTGGTTGCTCCAATCAAGAGCTTGTAATTTACCAACCCTTGAATTGTCTTCATCATCGTCAGGAAAAGGATTGAAACTAGATCCTCCACTGTCTCCACTACTTTTATTAGTATCAGGCGTAGTGTTTAAGTTTGGATCTGTTCTAGTGTATCCTTTGTTGTTCTCTAAGTCAGCTATTAGTGCATCTTGGCTAGGAGAGTTGTAGATAGTAGGACCTACACCTTCAGGACTCCATAGTTTAACTTGTGTTTCTTCTGTTGGGGTACTTGAGCTATCATCTTGAATTTTTTTTGCAGGGTCTAGAAAAGAAGGACCTGATAAAAAACTACCAGTTGTATAAGGTTTATTGTCTTGTGCTGCTTGCAAAATCTGTTCTTGTGTTTGTGCTACGGTAGGGACTGTATCACCACCCTTATCCATTGCCATTGTAGGATTACCCATAGCTTTAGGTGCAGGTTCTCTATATAGCTGTTGTTGCTGTAGATAAGGGTTTTGTACTTGACCACCCACTGCCATGCCTGACATCATTTCTTGTAGCATCTGCATTTCTTCAGGAGATAGGTCAGCTTCGTTTACAGGACCTCCTTCAGGTACAGGTTCTCCACCTATACGTCCGTTGGCTTCCATTTCTGCAAGACCACGTTTAGCTTCATCTCTCAGATCTTCAAAGAACTTGACACCATAGTATCTAACAACATCAGCAGGAACAACGTACTCACCCTCAGAGAGTTGAGCAGGGATATCATCTCTTACCTCAGAAGCCATAGAACCTGATGGCACTTCATTTCCTGATACAGGATCTTCGTTCATCCCATCGTCTTTCAATCCACCCTCATCAAGGGCTGAAGTTTGCATCTGCTCTGTCATTAATTTGATCCCTTAGTTGCTTTATTTTACGTAAAGCTCTTGCTTCACCTTGGAGTCTGTATAGGTCTTCTGATTTAAGAGTTTGTTCCATTTGTATATGAAGAAAGTTTAATCTTCGATCTAACTCTTCGTTCAAAGAATCCCATATCTTTTTATCGTTAACTAAAAGTTTTAAACTCATTGTTGTCCTTCACCAGTGTTACCAGTGAACCCTTGTTCTCCCGGTAGTGGTGCTGTTCCTGTACCTACCTGTCCACCACCTGATCCCTGAGTGTCTTGTACTTGAGCACCTGCAGGAGGTTGAGTTTGTGGAGCACCTTGCTGTGGAGCATTAGGTACTACTTCTGGTGGTGGATTTTCTGCTTGAAATTTCTTGAGGATCTCAGCTTGTATAGCTGCATCACCCATAGAGTTTGTAAGTTTCTCAGGATCAAGATCCATAGACTTAGCAATCTCTCTGATAATATAATCCATTTTAGCAAAAGGTGCAAGCACTGGATTCTGTACAACACCAAGAAACTGCATAAGTCTTTGACTACGTACTTCGTTAGCCATCAAACTTTCAGTACCTTCTGCTTTAACTTCTAGATCACCTTTGATCTCTGAGTCATAGTCAAATTGCATATTAAAACTAAAGAAAGCCCTACCTAGAGGACCTAATAAGTAATCATCTATATTTTTAACAACAGTACGTATGCTACCGTTGGCAGCAGACATAAGCATAGAAATACCAGAAGCAGTACGACCCACTCCTTGTATGCCTGTTTGACCATGAGCAAAAGAAGGGAAGCCAGTTGATTCATCTGCTAACACCCTTGCTTTGTCAAACATCTGCATGTTCTCGTTGCTGACGTTGGGAAACTTAGTGCCAAAGATGCTTTGTCCAGGGGCACCCCCCATTCTGCGAATGACTTTGCCAGGGTAGATAGATAGATCCTGACCCGGTGCTAAGTTTGTTTCGTCTACTTCAATTAATAAGTTACCTGATAATGCCGCATTGTCCACACTCATACGCATGAAGCCATTCATCAAAGTTTGGGTGTCATCCATATTCTCAGCTATACCTACACCAAAGAATGAGTAAGGGTTAACTTCAAATGGAACTGCGTAGTATGGTAAGATAGCAGGCGTAAATGGATTCATTACAAGACGTAGCACTTGTCCGTTACAAATCCAAATGTTTACAGATACTTGATCTTGGTCTTGTAGTTCTTTTGGAATATCTACGTTGTAACCTTTAAGTATTTCTGTATCTACATATCCCCAGAACTCTAAAACAGAGTATCTTTCTGCTTTTGTTTCTTGATCTGCGTCTTCCATGACTTGTTCCCACCACTCTTTTGAGTAGGACTCACCCATAGATATTGCAGTATCAATAGCATTAGCTCTGAAGTACGGTCTGCGTTTTAAAGATCTTAGTTGTGAACGAGACATCTTATGCTTTTCAATAGCATACTCTGCATCATCCATATTGTTTGCGTCAGGGTCTGGGTAAAAGTTCCAAATAGAAACTGAAGATGTTTGAGGCACAGTCTTAATTGTAGGTGTATACTCTCCATCATCTGACCAAGAAGGATACTCTTTATCTAAAGCAAAAGGACCTTTCATAATACCTGTACCAAAAAGAGAACACTCAAATGCTGCAATACGTAATTGTTTCTTAGCATTTGATTCTTCTAGTTGGTCTTGTATTTTCTTTTCCATCTTCTTAGCAGCAACCATAGAAGGATGAAAAGTAATCTTAGTTGGCGTAGCTCCTGCACCTTCTTCTAATAAATCTTCTACAGGAGATAGTTTAGATTTAAGAGAGCCTAGTCTTTCTCTCAGATCAATAATGGTTTCCCCCGGTTGAAGCCTGTCATCTACATCATACATAGTAGATCCAGATTCTTTTGCTTTTCTTACATTAGGATCTGTTTCAAAGTTTACAGATTCAGCTACACCCTCTGGTAACGTAGTAGGATTGATAGAAATAGGAAACTTATTTGAACCAAATAGAACATCTACAATCTGACCATACGCAGCCAAAACTTTTGTTTTAGTTACTTTGACAAATACTCTAGACTTTTCTGTAGATGTAAACTGAACATCAGGACCATAGATTCCTCTATAGTTCTGATAAGCTTTTATCCATCTTTGTTCGTCAGAGTATCTAGCTTTCTCTGCTCTGTAAAACTTATCTTGAACAAAGCTAGTAACTGTTCCAACTTTTTCATCTGTTTTGTTTTCTGTATCTTCTTTATCATCTACATGGGATGACTCTTCATCATCCATGTATAGTTCTTCTGATTCAAAGATTTCATCTTCTTCCATAAGTCAGTCCTTAATATCCGAATGTGGGATCTTGTGCTTGAAAGCCAGTACGTTGTAGAGCAGGATCAAAATCAAAGATGTTACTTCTAGGTCTTGTCATAACCCCATATCTTAGAGCATCGTACAGGTGATCTTCTGAATGTGTGTCAACATCTTCTGGGTTATTTTTACTCAGAGGTATTGACGGTAACTGAGAAATTAAATTGTTACAGCTACGAAATATAATGAGTCTTGGTTCTTCCGTAAACTCATCTATTTGTAATCGTCTGTGTATTTCATTTTTACCTGCAACCCTAGAACCTTTTGATCTGTCAGACGGCCTCCATCGGCAACCTTTCAATATCATTTGTTCTGCTAGGCTAGGTCCTGTGTCACCTCGATTGTGCCAAAGAGATGAGTCAAGCACACCATACCTTACTTTCTCTCCATCTTCAAGATCCAGGATCATGTCAGCCAAATCAGTAGCAATCACTTTAGAAACGTATAGCTCTCTGTACACTATTAGCTGTTCAGATCCTGGAACAACTGCAATCCATACAACTCCTGTGTACGATCCGTACCCATAATCGCAAGCTCTAAAACGAGTCCAATTAGAAGGAATATCGTAATCATCAACAACGTGAATATTTCGGTTGAACTCTGGAAAAGCCGCACCTTCATTTATATCCCAATCGCCTTCTAGTAGTTGCCTACGTTGATGTTCTGGTAACGAAAGCAAGTTTGCTTCATACATACCATCCTCAGATAAGTAAGGATTATCAAACAACGTAGCAGGAATAAACTTTCTTTTAAATAGAGGTTCACCTTCTCTTGTGTGACCTCTAGGCCATTTAATTATTTCACCGTATTCGTCTGTAGCCCAAAAAGATTCTCCTGGAGGACTAGGTTCAATAAAGTGTTTACGAACCCAAATGTGTCCCGGACCTCCAGGGTTGCTTGTGGCTCTCATGTAAAGTGGTAGTCCACTAGCTCTTGTTGTTCTAAGTCGTGACCTCATGTAAGACCATGCGTAACTCGTAGGCCACTGAGTCAGTTCGTCAAAGCCAATCCAGTTAAAGGCTTGACCTTGATATCTCATAACGTCATCATCACGATCAAGGTAAGACATCCAGAGAGTAGCACCACTAGGAGCTACCCAAGTCTTATCTCTTTCCATAAACTTTATTCCCGGTACAGCCTTTGGGTAAAGCTGTTTACTTACAGAAATAAGTTCTCGTAACTCTTCTGTACTCCTACGAACAAGTAGCATTCGTGCATGTGGATTCGTAAAGTATCTAACTGGATCAGCCACCATCGAATACGATTTTCCACCCCCGGCTGCTCCTCCATATAGTACCTCTTGTTCTGTAGATGCTAGAAATTTAGTTTGGGGTCCTGGGTTGGGTTCAAAAATCACCTCTTGTTTGACCACAGAAGGGGCAACACTCCCCTCTTTCGAGTTCGATGTATCCCTCATCTGTGGCAAGACTTCGGATGTTTTTGCCACCAAGTCTTTCTTCTTCGATCTTCTGGCTTTTCCTTGCCGCCTCTTTATATTTTTTGGCATACTGCCTGTAGTTTGACGAGGCTCTTCGTCTTTTTTCTTCCATTCTGACACGTTTGTATAATCCTACATGTGAAATATATCTACCTGATTCTTTAGATAACCAGTTGGCTACTTGCCTTGTGCTATATTCTTTTAAGAAAAGCTTTGCTTTTTCTAGTAGTTCTAGCTCACTAGGTATAGGAAGAAGAAGTAGTTCATCCTCTTCATCCTGTTTGTATCCAAAGGGAACGTGCCTCCCAACCCTTATAACAGGATACCATTCACCTAACTCGCCTCTCAGGGGTATTTGCCAATCAACTTTAGTAGGATGATCTGCTTCGGTTGCTCTTTTACTCATCTTCTTTCGCAGGTAAAATAAACAAAGGCTCGTTTGTTTTTACTTCTACCTTATCTGTTTTAGTAAAACCTGCACGATCAAGAATGTCTTTAGCTGCTAACATCTTTTCTTTTACACCTAGATCTGTAGGATCTGCCATAACAGAAAACATTGTGTAGGCTGCTTTAGTTGAAGACTGTGCTATGAATTTCTTTGTAAGCTCTGCTATTTCATCTGATAGACTATTAACAATACTAGTAGAAGAAACATTGTCAGAATATCCTGCAAGTTTCTTTGCTTGTACAGGATCGCCCTTTGCTTGTTCAAAAAGAACTTCAAGGAACTTCTGTTGTTTATCTGTTAAGTTTCTTGTCATTACGCCACCATATAAATTATAAAACCTATCATACCACAGCCAGTTGCTAGTATCACACCTGTCAGTGACCAAGTAACTATTGCCTCTTGTATCTCTGCTTTACGGTATTCTTGGTCTTTCTTTTGTTTACGTATACGCCCCTCAGTGGCTACTAGTTCATCCCAAGCTGAAGGTCCCATGCTAAACGAAATCCAATCTTTTAACTCTTTTCTCATGGATTCGGCTTTCTTCTTAGCCGTAAAAATCTCCAAAGCTTCAGCCTCAACAGACTGCCCATTGAGTGCTTTCCACCAAGGAGGGTTCTTATTTTTTTGTTCAGCATAAGACAGGTCACTCATAGCACCTGCCCATTGGGTCAACTGTCCTGACATTTCTTGTAGGTCCTTACCTACTTGAAAGCCTTTCTTCAACGCATTGAAAGCTACGGTTGCACCACCGATAATTGTAACTGGGTCCACGAGCCTCCTCCCAAAGTACTCCTAGTATCATTAAAGAACTGATTGTATTCTTCAAAGAGCT